GGGCCGCCGCCGGGGGCCTGCCGCCCGCCCGGGGCACACCGCCCGCCGGGGCCCGCCGCCGCCCGCGCCGCGCCGCCCGAGGCACACCGCCGCCGGGGGCCAGCCCGCCCGCCGGGGCCCGCCCGCGCCCGCCGGGGCACACCGCCGGAAGCCCCGCCGCCCGGGGCTTTTGCCCGCCGGATGCCCGCCCGCGGGGCCCGTCGCCGCCCGCGCCGCGCCGCCGCCCGGGGCCCGCCGCCCGCGGGGCGCACCGCCGCCGGGGCCCGCGTCGCCCGCCGGGGCCGCCGCCCGGGGCCGCCCGCGTCCGCCGGGGCACACCGCCACCCGGGGCCCGCCGCCCGGGGCCGCCGCCGGGGGCCCGCCCGGGGGGATTCCCCGCCCCGCCGCCGCCCGCCGGGGTGTGCCGGGGAAGGGGGGATCAAATCCCTACCGATGTATAACTGGGGACCGCCGCCCCCAATCGTGAAATATTTCGCAAAACTCAAGCGATTTTTGGAGAGACCGGATGGCGGCGTGAGTGTACAGAATAAAAAAAGAGGCCCGGCAAATCGCCGGACCGTAGAATGAGGTAAAGAGGTATAGGGAGGTCCCATGAATACAGCTTTGAAGGTACGAAAAATCCCGGTGGAAATGTTGAAACCGGCCAAATACAATCCCCGAATCGACCTGCAGCCCGGGGACCCTGCCTACGAGAAGATCAAAAGAAGTTTGAATGAGTACGGCTACGTTGACCCGCTGATCTGGAATGAGGTCACCGGCAATATCGTCGGCGGCCATCAGCGCTACAAGATACTGGTGGCGGAGGGCGCGACGGAGATCGACTGCGTGGTCGTTCACATCGAGAATCCGCAGGAAGAGAAGGCTCTGAATATTGCTCTGAACAAGGCTGTCGGTGAGTGGGAGGATCAATCCCTAGCGTCGCTGCTGTTGGATCTGCAGGAGTCGGGCTACAACATGGGACTGACGGGCTTTGATGAAGAAGAGATCGACGAACTGCTGGGGCGAAAAGATGTCGACGAAATTGGTGACGATGAAACCGATCTGGATGCCGAAACCGATCTGGATGCCGAAACCATAAAACCCTTCGTCCAAAAGGGTGATCTGTGGATGCTCGGCCCGCACCGCCTCCTGTGCGGTGATGCGACATCGCCTGATGACCTGGACAGGCTCATGGACGGTATGAAAGCGAACCTCATCCTCACGGACCCGCCCTACAATGTCTCATATGAATCTGCGGATGGAAAGTCCATACAGAATGACAGCATGGAAGACAGGAAGTTCCATGCTTTTCTTTATGCCGCTTTCAAAAACTGGGTGCCGCACCTGGCCGAAGGAGCGTCTGCGTACATCTTCCACGCGGACACGGAGGGCCTGAACTTCCGGACGGCTTTTCAGGAGGCCGGTTTTGCCATGGCGGGGGTATGTATATGGGCGAAGAACAGCATGGTGCTGGGCAGGTCGCCTTATCAGTGGCAGCATGAGCCTGTGCTGTTCGGCTGGCTGCCCAACGGCCAGCACCGGTGGTTTGCGGGAAAGAATCAGAGCAGCGTCTGGAACTATGACAAGCCGAAGCGCTCCAAGGATCATCCGACGATGAAGCCCATCCCACTGCTGGCCTATCCGCTCCAGAACAGCACAGCACCGAACGCCATCGTGCTGGACACCTTCGGCGGCTCGGGAAGCACGATGATCGCCTGCGAACAGACCAGCCGGATCTGCTACATGATGGAGCTGGACGAACGGTATGCTTCGGTGATCGTGCAGAGATACATTGACCTGGTGGAGACAAGCGAAGAAGTGTCTGTCCTGAGAAATGGGCAGACATTTTCATATGAAGAAGTCATGGGATGAAAAAAGCGACCATCGCTGTGGTCGCTGAAAAGGTCAGTTTTTGTAGAGGTCAGGGTTGTTGAGAATCTCTTCCATCTCTTCCTCGAACTTGCCGTCGTCCCAAGCGGTGTCGGGAAGATGGTCTTCAAAACGCTCAATGTTGTCATCCTCGGGGACAGGCTCGTCGTCAAGGATGACGGTTTTGCGCGGGTCTTTGTCGACCCTTGGGACGATGACCTCCGCCTTTTCTTCGAGGAATCCATATCCGCGGAGCGCCATCATGAACATGCCCGTCAGGTCGGAGTGATAGTCATCGTCGATGTACAAATCATAGTTGTCCAGAAGATGTACATGTTCCTTGAGGGTGAACGGAGTGTATTGAACGCCGTCCTCGACAAAACCATCTGGACCCGCGGCGGCAACGTAGCAGGCATAGACGGCATCCCGCAGCTCGGCGGCTCTGTACACCGTATCGTTGAAGCGAATGACCATGGCAACATCCCCCCTGAAAAGTACATCCATTATACCACATGCCAGCCAAAATGAACAGGAGGCGCGGATGAAAACTGAACTGATTATGAAACGGCTGCCGGTCGGTCAGTTGAAACCGGCTAAATACAATCCCCGAAAAGACCTGAAGCCCGGGGACCCCGCCTATGAGAAGATCAGGCGGAGCCTGCATGACTTTGGATATGTGGACCCCATCGTATGGAACGAGGTCACTGGCAACATCGTCGGCGGGCATCAGCGCTACAAGGTTCTGGTGAATGAAGGCGCGACGGAAGTGGACTGTGTCGTGGTTCACATCGAGAACCCACAGGATGAAAAAGCTCTGAACATCGCGCTGAACAAGGCGACCGGCGACTGGGAGCCCACGGCCCTGGCCGATCTGCTGCAGGACCTGCAGCTCTCCGGCTATGACGTGACGGCCACCGGCTTTGACGTGGCCGAAGTGGACGACCTGTTTTCCAAGGTGCATGACCGGGAAGTCAAGGATGATGACTGCGAGTCAGATCCAGAGACCATCACGCCCTTCGTGAAGCGAGGCGACATTTGGATCCTGGGGAAGCACACCATGATGTGCGGGGACAGCACCAGCGAGGAGGACGTGGCCCGGCTCATGGGCGATGTTCGTGCCAACCTCGTGGTCACCGACCCGCCCTACAATGTGTCCTACGAATCCGCTGACGGCAAGACCATCCAGAACGACAGCATGGGCGACGAGCAGTTCTTCAATTTTCTGCTGACGGCTTTCAAAAACATGGCGGCGTTCATGGCGGAGGGCGGCAGCGCCTACATTTTCCACGCGGACATGGAGGGCATCAACTTCAGGCGGGCATTCAAGGAGGCTGGCTTTCACATCAGCGGCGTTTGCATCTGGGTGAAGAACAGCTTGACCATCGGGCGCTCGCCTTATCAATGGCAGCATGAACCTGTCCTCTTCGGCTGGCTGCCCAACGGGAAGCACCGTTGGTATGCGGACCGGAAGCAGACCACGATCTGGAACTACGATAAGCCCAAGAAAAATGCGGAGCACCCGACCATGAAGCCGGTTCCGTTGGTGGCTTATCCCATCAAGAACAGCTCCGCGCCGAACGGCGTGGTAATGGATCTGTTTGGCGGCTCCGGCAGCACGCTCATAGCCTGTGAACAGACAGATCGCATTTGCAAGATGATGGAGTTGGACGAGCGGTATGCTTCTGTGATTGTGGACAGGTTCATCCAGTTTCAGGGTGGCGAAAGTCAAAATGTAAATGTGCTGCGGGATGGAGTGAAGCTTTCTTATAGTGAAGTGATAAATCAAACGAACGGGGCCAGATAGTCCTGACTGAGAATGGATAGGGTGATGCACGATGGCGAAGACTGGTCGCAAACCAAAGCCTACGGCCCTCAAGCGGCTGGAAGGTAATCCTGGGAAGCGCCCATTGAATGAATTTGAACCGGTGCCACCAACTGTGTCGCTCCCCTGTCCGAAATATCTGCTGCCAGAGGCAAAAAAGGAATGGAAAAGGCTGGCACCGGTTTTGATGAACATGGGGCTTTTGACCGCGGCAGACGCTGTGCCTTTTGCTGCGTATTGCACTGCCTATGCCCGATGGCGGGAGGCGGAAGATGAGATCACGCGGCACGGGTCTATATACAAGGACAACGAAGGCCGCATCCGCCCAAATCCCTATATCGCAATCGCCAATCAACAGCTGAGAGAAATAAAATCCTTCGCGGCGGAATTCGGACTGACACCATCCAATCGCAGTGCGATGATCGCCAACGTAATGACGGCGATGAAGGAGAGGGTGGACCCGATGGAAGCTATTCTACTGTCGGATGAGGATGAAGATATGCAGATCATCGGCGGCAGTAACTTTTTAGAGGACACAGAATGAACGACGACATTACATGGAGGGCTTTGCTATTGGAATATGAAATCGACAGAGAATAAAAAAACGGTATATCAGCCGACACGGTTCATGCTGCCGACCAGTTATTATGACAAGAAGAAAGCAAATCGCGCTGTGTCTTTTATACAGGGTCTGAAGCACACGAAAGGCATTTGGTCAGGAAAACCGTTCATTCTCTTTCCCTGGCAGGAACAGATCATACGAGACATCTTCGGAACGATCAAGAATAACGGTTATCGGCAGTTTAATACAGCTTTCGTTGAAATCTGTAAAAAGGCTGGAAAGAGTGAGCTTGCAGCTGCCGTTGCCCTCTATATGCTATGCGCGGATCATGAAGAAGGCGCTGAGGTCTACGGATGCGCAAATGATCGTCAGCAGGCCAGCATCGTTTTTGATGTTGCACGAGATATGGTCGCGCAATCTCCCGTTCTTCGGGAGCGCATCAAGGTCATAGAATCCCAGAAGCGTCTGGTATATATGCCGACAAGAAGCATCTACCAGGCGCTTTCAAGCGATGTCGCATCCAAGTACGGCTATAACGTCCATGCCTGTATCTTCGACGAATTGCTCGGCCAGAGCAACCGAAAGCTATACGAGACCATGACGCAGGGCTCCGGCGCGGCGAGAAAGCAACCGCTCAACTTTGTCATCACCACGGCGGGTTCTGATCGCACGACGATTTGCTATGAAGTCCATCAAAAGGCGATGGACCAGCTGGCAGGCAGGAAGTTTGATGCGACCTTTTATCCTGTGGTTTACAGTGCCCCTGACACTGCCGACTGGACAGATCCGGAGGTGTGGAAGAGAGCTAATCCTTCTCTCGGCAGAACCGTGGATCTGGAATACTATGAACAACGCTGTCAAAGCGCCCGTGAGAACCCTGCTGAAGAAATACAGTTTCGACAATTTCACCTTTGTCAGTGGACCAATACGTCGGTGCGCTGGATGCCAATGGATAAATGGGACGCTTGTGCTGGAAATGTAGATGAATACGAATTGGAAGGCCGGGCCTGTTACGGTGGTCTTGACCTTTCCAGTACGTCGGACCTCACAACGTTGGTACTGGTGTTCCCTCCGTTGGATGAATCTGAACCGTATATCATACTGCCGTTCTTCTGGCTGCCGGACGAAACGCTTTCACTGCGTGTTCGGCGCGATCACGTTATGTATGACGTGTGGGAGAAGCAAGGCTTCCTCAAAACCACGGAGGGCAACGTTGTCCACTACGGATTCATTGAAAAGTTCATCGTCGAGCTGGGCGAACGCTTCAACATCCGGGAGATCGGCTATGACCGGTGGAACGCCAGTATGATGGTCCAGGCACTGGAGGAAGATGGCTTTACCATGGTTCCCTTCGGTCAGGGCTTCAGGGATATGAGTGCTCCTACCAAGGAGCTGATGCGCCTGGTGCTGGAGCATCGTATCAATCACGGCGGACACCCGGTACTTCGCTGGAATATGGACAACGCCTTCGTTCGGACGGACCCGGCGGGCAACATCAAGATCGACAAGGAGAAATCCACGGAGAAAGTAGACGGAGCTGTGGCTATGGTGATGGCGCTGGATCGCGCCATGAAGAACCAGAATGGCGGCTCTGTCTATGACACCCGCGGGCTCCTCATATTGGGTTGACGGAGGTGATGTGAAGGTATGATGCTTTGGTCAATACGCCAGAGTGAAAACCTGGACAAAGCCGTCTTCCCGGGTGTCGGGAAGTATGACATACCCCGTATCCTCCCCATGGAGGTGGAACAGCCGGTCGAAATGATCGGCTTTAACTTTGCCGCGAAGTACAAGCATCCGGAGCGCGTTGGTATCCATTTCTTCCTGAAGGACTATCAGTTCTCCAGACTATGGACATCCCCGGACATGTACACCGGCATGCTCAGGAGATTCCGCTTTGTATGCACCCCTGACTTCTCCATGTACACCGACTTTCCGCTGGCGCTGCAAATCAACAGCCATTACAGGAAACACTGGCTCGGCGCTTACTGGCAGAGCAAGGGCATCACCGTCATTACGACGATCTGCTGGTCAGATGAGCGCAGCTTTGAGTGGTGCTTTGACGGTGAACCGGAAAAAAGCACTGTTGCGATCTCCTCTGTGGGAACACAGCTCAATGAACGCTCGAAAAGGCTCTTTTTGCTTGGATATCAGCAGATGATGAGCAGACTACAGCCCAAAATAGTGCTGTTTCATGGACGAATACCTGCTGAAATCACTGCGAAAATGGGTGGCACAAACGGCGAAAACAGCCCGATTATCGTACCTGTTCCAGCCTATCAGGAGCGCCTTCAGAAGATAGAAATGGGGGTGACCTGATGGGCGGACGCGGAGGAAAAGGACTTAAGCCTGGCGGCGGTGGCGGAGGCGGCCCCGGCGGCGGAGGTGGCCCCGGAGGGGGCGGTGGTGGCGGCGTCGGTGGCCGAGGTCGGGTTCCCGGAGGGGGCGGCGGCGTCGGCGGCGCTGGGGGCAACGTGGGCCCAGGACAGGGCCTCCCCGGCAGCGGCGGCGCTCCGCCTCCCGTTCAGGGGCGGTTTGAGCGGATAGAAGGACCGCTTCCCGCTTTATATCGGCGGCAACTGGAGAAAAAGTTCCAATCAGGCATAGATGTCGCAAAGCGTGTGTATGACGCAGTAATTCCCAGAGGCGGCGCGGTATCAAACGGAAACCGCGAAGATACAGCTCACTATCGGCCTTTCTATAACGACGTTGAGATGAGCTTCCATAAGGACTCCTACAGTACCGGCAAAGAAGCCGGTTCTACATGGTATCACGAACACGGGCACTATGTGGATCACAACACATCACTGCCAAGCCGGAACATGGTTTTCTTCAATGCGATAGAGCGCGACATTATAGCTTTTGAGGATCGCTGGCTCAGTGAACACGGTATGAGCAGAAGTGATATTTCTGTCAAGGATCTGCGATACAGAATCGGGCGTGAAATTGTCCGGTATGGCAGTAACCTAACGCATGGCATCCAGGATATCTATGGCGGCGTCTACAAGGAATATAACGCTCATTCGGGCGGCGGTACCATGTGGGGCCACACCTGGGATTACTGGACCCGAGGCAATCGAAGCTTTGAGGTCACCTCTGAGGCATGGGCGAACATGTTCGACGCGGCCTTCAGCCCGAAGGCGCAGGCGGCAATGAAGGAGTTCCTGCCCACTGCCTGGGAATGGTTTGAACGAAGATTGGGAGGTTTGAGATAAAATGAGCGACGAAATGATCATGGCCTATGAAGAGGCATTCCCGGAATCAAAGCTGTGCTTCCTCTCTCCGAGTGGGGACATGACCGCGGTTGATCTGGATAACAACAAGGAATATGTGAAGCCCTTCGAAGAGACCGAGGAAGTCTTCATGGACAGGATTCGCCGCAGTCAGGAGCAGGGGCGAAATCTTTTCTTTGAGGAATGGCCGCTATACGTTCATGAATGGGAAACCGAACCCGACGTGATTCTGTAACAGGAGACGCACATGCCGCACAAACCAAAACGTCCGTGCCGCTATCCTGGCTGCCCGAATCTTTGCGAAACAGGAACATACTGCGAAGTGCATCGGAAGGAATGGTCGCCTGAGTCATTGCGCGGAAACGCCGCAGCCAGGGGATATGATACGAAATGGCGGGAAGCGCGAAAGTTGTTCCTTCAACTATATCCGCTGTGCCAGCAGTGCCTGAAGCACGGTAAGTTAACCCCGGCGACGGTGGTGGACCACATCGTGCCTCACCGCGGCGACCAGTATCTGTTCTGGGATCAGGATAACTGGCAAGCCCTCTGCAAGGGATGCCACGATCAGAAGACAGGCCATGGCCTGTAAGACAGCCCGAGAAGTCTGAAAGAATAGTTTTCTGTACTTGCGCAAATGCCTGAACAATGATAGAATAGAGTTAGAGAGAATCTCAGGAGGTCCGTTGCGTATGGATAGTACCAGGGATGCACTATTGCAGGAGAGGTATCACGAGGAAGACCTGCAAAGGCTGCGTGGATTTCGTCCTATAGACGACACGTTTATGCGCTGCCTGTTCCGCGATAATCTTCCTCTGGCACAGATGGTATTGCGAATCATTACCGGAAAGCGGGACCTGGTGCTGACCCGAGAGGAAACACAAAAGGACCTGAAGCGTCTGTTGGGTGCGCGTTCACTATGCCTTGATGTACATGGCGTTGACAGTGAAGACCGTGAATATGATTTAGAGGTTCAGCGAGCAGACCGGGGCGCAAGGCCGGAACGGGCGAGATACCACTCTGCAGCTATGGATATCGAAGCGCTGGATGCGGGGCAGGAATTCGAGGAGCTTCCTGAGACCTATACAATATTTGTCACTGAGAACGACTTCTTCGGCCATGGCGCGGGGCTCTATCCCATCGAGCGCATGAATACGGTAACCAACGCTCCGTTCAATGATCGGGAACATATCCTGTACGTGAACGGTCAATATGATGGGGACGACGAGTTGGGCTGGCTAATGCACGATTTTCTGTGCAACGATCCTGACGAAATGCACTACGAATTGTTGGCTGAGAGGTCACGCTATTACAAGGAGGACCCGAAGGGGGTAAGTGAAATGTGCAAGGCGATGGAGGATATGCGCAATGAAGCGCTGGAGAGAGGCCGCATGGAAGGCCGTACAGAAGGACATCTGAACACCCTGATTGAATCCGTGCGCAGCCTGAAGGCCAAGCTGGGCCTTTCGGATCAGCAGGTCAAGGATGTCCTGAACATCACCAATGAGGATTGGGAACAGATTGCCATCAGGGTATAAAGCTAAAAGCTCGATACAAGGCAGCGCCTCTGTGGTGGGGCGCTGTTTAAAGTGGGGGAACATCGGTGAAAAACCATGTGAGAGTAGACGGCAGGCTGCTTCAGACCAACAAAACATGGGGCCATCTGAAGAGAAAACAGCAGGAATGGATTTACCGGGTGGCACGTGAGCGATACGAAGCCTTTATTGAAAAGCGGGGCAAACTGCCTGTCGAAGGCAGTAAGAAACAACTCATCGAGGAGATATACTCCATCATTCAGGGCAGGGAAATATGGATTCCGTATGGTGAAGTGTATCGCGTATTGTGCCATCGCATTGCGCACTGGAACCGCCAGCAGGAGACTATGAAACAGGCAGAGAAGGAAAACAGGGTATCTCTGAACGAGACCAACGAATAGCGTATAGGAGTATTATAATATAGGCAGTGAGCATCTCGAAAGAGGTGCTTTTTTAATGTGGAAATGGAGGAAAACATGAGAAATCCCTTCACAAGGCTTTTTCGGGCGCGGGACAAGCCCAAGGATGTAGTCAGCGCTGCGACGACCTTCTCCTTCGGCGGCAGCAGCGCGGGTAAGTCGGTCACACCGAGGAACGCGATCCAGGTGTCTGTCGTGTATGCCTGTGTGCGCGTCATCGCGGAGACCATCGCCAGCCTGCCGTTTGCCGTGTATGAGGAGACGGATAAGGGCTCCGTCAAGGCACCTGACCATCCGCTGTATCGAATTATCCACGATGAGCCGAACAGTGAGATGACGTCTTTCGTCTGGCGGGAGGCCATGCTCACGCACCTTCTACTCTGGGGAAATTCCTACAGCCAGATCATCCGGAGCGGTCGAGGGAAGGTCATTGGTCTGTATCCCCTGCTGCCGGACCACATGGAAGTGGATCGGGACGACAAGACCGGGAAGCTGACCTACACCTACTCCACGACCAAAGGTGAGACTGTGCGCCTCCGGCCCGAGGATGTGCTGCACATCCCAGGGCTCGGCTTTGACGGCATCATGGGCTACAGTCCCATTGCTATCGAGAAGAATGCCATCGGCCTGGGAATCGCCGCAGAGGAGTACGGCAGCAAGTTCTTCTCCAACGGCGCGACGCCCAGCGGCATCCTGACACACCCGAACACGGTGAAAAATCCGAAGGCGCTGCGGGAAGCGTGGATGGAAGCCTACGGCGGTTCGTCCAATGCCAATCGCGTGGCGATCCTGGAGGAGGGCATGACGTTCACGCGAATCTCCATGCCCAACAACGAGGCGCAGTTCCTGGAGACACGCAAATTTCAGGTGTCGGAGATCTGCCGAATCTACCGTGTGCCTCCCCACATGATCGGCGACCTGGACAGGGCTACATTCTCGAATATTGAGAATCAGTCAATCTCGTTTGCGGTGCACACCATCCGGCCCTGGCTGGTAAGAATTGAACAGGCGATGAATCGCGCTCTTTTTCCTGAAAAGGAGAAGGGCGTTTTCTATGTCCGCTTCAACATGGACGGCCTGATGCGTGGTGACTACAAG